GCAATATTAGCAGTAGCAGTAACTGGTTTCTTATTACTAAATAGTACAATTGCAAAGTCTATTAAAACCCAGAAAGAATTGAGTGATGCTATATCCTCCACTAGTGGAGTAGGTACTGCTTTCAATAATTTAGCAACCAAATATGAAACTGTGAATGATGTAACAACTGTTAACCGAGATCTAAACAAAGAGTTGGTTGAGCTATATCCAGAATTGTCAGAAAATGTAGATATATACAAGGATAGTCTAGGGGATGTATATAATGAATTAGTCAAAATAAAACAAATAAAACTTGAGTTAGCACTACAGGCTCAAATAGATACATTGCACGATTTGAGAGCAAATGCAAGAGAAGCTGGAGATGCTTATGCAGATATACTCCCAGAGTTTAGAGCATTATTTGATGAACTTGGAGGACATGAGGAATTCACTGGAGGATTTGAAGGATTTCTTCAAGCTGTGTCCAGTGGAGAAGTTGCTGTAGATAATTACTTAGGACTTATTAACAGATTCAGAATAAGGCAAGGGGAACTTAACATAGAGCAAGGAAAGTTTGCAGAAGTCTATGATGAAGTGCTGGAGAGAATAGAGTCTACCGGACTATTTGATGTGATAGCAGATGAAGCTAATATTCTTAAATTGATACCAAAGACCTTACAAGAGGTGTTAAACAAAACACAAGAGGAATTAGATAAGAATAAGCCAGAAATAGATCTAACACTAGATGCAGATACAAAAGAGAAAGCTCTTAAAACTTGGCAAGAATGGTTTGAACAAATTACCGGAGTTGCTAAAGAAAGATTTGGGAATAGTGGAAAAGTTGCATCAGAGGAATTCATAGCACAAATAAAGAAAGCAACCTCAGACCAAGATATTCTTTCTCTTTTAATAGGTGAAGATTTAGATAATGTGAAGAGTGCAAAGTCTGAAATAGACAAGATGAAAAGTGCCTTATTGGAACTTGTAACAATTGCAAAAGACGAGGTAAAGGACGGAGAGATTTTTGAATTTGATGATAAGAGCATTAGGACTTTGATTCAGGGAATCAATGAGGCAACAGATGCATTAAAAGGATTTCAAGCTCAATCTTTAAAAGATACTTTAAAAGATGATTTGTTAGCTATGGATAAGCTGAATGAAGCATTTGGTGAAGCTCCTGAGTCCTTTGATGCCTTAACAGCAAAAGCAGATGTTCTAGGAGAAGCTTTGGAAAAGGCACTAGAGCTAGATCTTGAAGGTACGGGATTTGTAGAGGATTTAAAAAGCCAATTATCTGAAGTAGAAGAAGCACTTTCCAGCACTTTTGAAGGTGCACAGAATAATGTTGTTGACTTTTTTGAGAAAGCCCAGAAAGCAATGTTTGAGTTTATGACCAATACAATGGGCATGGCTCCACAGGTGGCATTGGCCATATCTGAAATTGGGGTAGCGTTATTGAGTTTAGGTATTGATGGAATCACCTCTAGTTTTGAAGCACTCGGTAATGCATTTGCAGACGGTGTGGCTAGTGGAAAAGAACTTAATGATATTTTAGCAGATCAAGCATTAGCTATACTTGAAATGCTCCCACAATTATTTATTCAGGCAGGGTTACAACTGATAGCCAGTGGAAACTACGCTGTGGGTATTGGGTTTGTGGCAGCAGGATTAACATCCTCCTTTTTGACAGGTCTGGCTAAGGGTAAAGCAGAAGCGGATGAAACTGCTAATGCACAAGGAAATGCATTCTCAGGTTCAAACATAATTCCGTTCGCTTCCGGTGGATCATTTACTAATTCAGTAATTGATTCTCCTACTAACTTTGCTTTTGCAAATGGTGGGGCACTAGGTCTAATGGGTGAAGCAGGACCAGAAGCTATACTACCTTTATCTAGAACATCTTCTGGAAATTTAGGTGTGGAAACTACCGGAATGGGTGGGGCAAATATCTCCATTAATATAATAAATAATACTGGATCTCAGGTACAGACAAAGGAAAGAAAAACTCCTGATGGAACACAGATAGAAGTTATCATTGGACAGGTTGTTGGAAAGCAATTAGCTAATGGTAAATATGATTCTGCCATGCAAGGCAGATACGGCACTAAAGTAAAAGGGATAGCAGTATAATGCCTACAATAATAGATTGGGATTCAACACTCCCACAATCATACATACAAAGTTCTTTTAATCACACACCACAAGGTAATGTATTAAGAACAAACATGGATTCTGGGCCTGCTAAAGTGAGGAGGCTATTCACAGCAGTACCGGAAAATTATTCCGGTGTGATGGTGATGACTTCTGCCCAGTTAACAACATTTAAAACATTTTTTACTACAACTCTGGGGTATGGAATTAATACTTTCAACTTCCCAGATCCGTTCAATCTTTCTTCTACTATAGAAGTTAGATTTAAAATAGATAGTAATGCTTCTCCATATCAAGTTACCCCTGATGCGGATACACTTGATTGGAGTATTACATTAAACTTGGAGTCTACACCATGAGTAGAAACATATCAAATACTGCTAGAATAGCTATAAATGCTCCTCAGACAGATCAGGTCTTTTTGGTGATTTTAACAATTGATCATCCAGATTTATCTTCTCCTATGCGAGTTGTAAACAACAAACAGAGTGTTATATCAAATGGGGAAACATATATAGCTACAGCATTCAGTTTTATACCTCCTGCACAGGAGGATGGAGTAATAAGTAATAGTCAATTATCTATTGATAATGTAGACAGACTAATGGTACAAGTAATAAGAACAATTAGTTCTCCTGCTGATATAAGTGCCAGCATAATTTTAGCTGATTCTCCTGATGTAGTGGAAGCAGGACCTTGGGATTTTAAACTTAGAGATGTGACGTATAACCGAGAAACCGTTTCTGGAGAATTGGTATATGCAAGTTATTTAAGGGACAATTTGGGTACTATAAAATATAAGAATATTAATTTCCCAGGATTATTCGGATGATAGATATAAATAAATATATAGGAATTCCTTATAAAACAAAGGGATATGATTTTGATGGAGCGGATTGCTTTGGTTTAGTTAGGTTATTTCTTCAAAATGAGTTTGGAATGGCTATGCCTAAATTTGAACAATACAACCCTGATGAGGATATTAAAGAAGTAGCAAAACAATTCAGTTTGAATATTCCTCTGATAGCAGGAGAAAGGGTGGACATCCCTGAAATAGGAGATGTGGCTTTGTTCCACTTTCGTGGAATTGCCAGTCATATTGGAATATACGTAGGGAACAATAGAGTACTCCATATATTAAGAGGAACTAATTCTACTTGTGAAGCTATTGATAGTAGAAGATTAAAAGGAAGATTAGAGGGTTATTATGGACTTGAACGAAAAAATAAAACTTAGTGTTGTTCCGCATCCTTTTAAGACGGAACGGATAGATTCTGAAGTAGATAGAAAAACATATAAAGAATTATTTGAAGAACATGTAGATACATTTCTTCCAATAGAACACGCATTAATTTTTGATAAAGATAGAAAAATTGCATTAGAAGATTTTGGTAATCTACCAGAATCTAACAATGTAATTATAAAAATGCTTCCGGCAGGAGATGATTCTGCATCCCCAACTGGAGCAAATGATTTTGGAGCACTTGGGCCATCATCCACTGGGAGTGGGGAAGGGCTAGGAACACTCCAAAAAACAGGTGGATTCTTACTTACAGTACTGGGAGCTATTCTTTTATTTACACCATTATCTCCCCTTGGGGGAATGATACTAGGTGCCGGACTATCCTTATTTTACACTGGAACTCAGACATATAAAACAGAAACACCAGATCTATCAGGCACAGAAAGAGAAGCAGTTGTTACAACTCCATCCATTCGTGGAGCAAAAAACAAGACTAAAATTGGAGGGAATGTTCCTATCTTATTGGGAACACACTTATTAGTTCCCGACACAATTGCAATACCATATTCATCAGTATCAGGAAATGAGCAACGATTGCACCAATTATTTTGTTTTGGGTATAATGATATAACAATAGATGAAAGTACATTAAAAATAGGTGATAATCCAATTTCTAACTATAATAGTTTTTTATACAATATACAAAAAAATACTAGTCCTCCTACGCATTACCCAAAAAGAATTATACAAAATAGTATTGGGTTAGAATTAGTAGGACCAGAAATACAAGGGACTACACCTACATTCCCATTATATCAAATAACAAGTACTAACACAAGGCAAATTGATGTTGAAATAGTTTGGCCTAATGGAGTAGTATTCTATACCAATGAGGGTGAACCATCCTATCACGCAGTATGGTTTAGTATATTTCTTAGTAATTATGATGGCACAAATAGACACAGAGTGTATAACACATTCATGAGTGGAAGTGAAGCTGTAACCAAAAGAGGAACATATCCCATTGTTTTAGACAATGATACATCTGGAGGATCTGATTATTACGATGAAAAAAGACAGTATAAAATAGAAGTATATCGAGTTACACCAGACTATAGTAATTCCCAATGGGTAGATTCAACATATCTGGATAGTATCAAAAGTCACACTGCCTCATATGATTCAAATGTCTATTCTAATAACAGACCTGTAGACCCAACCACACAAGGACAATTAGCTATTATTAGTGTTGATGTCCTAGCAGAAAATCAATTAAAAGGGGTAATTGATCAACTTAATGCTATTGGGCAATTACATACACTTAAGTATGATGGAGTTGGATCTGGACCCACAGCATGGTCTGTAGCAGGAACTAATAATCCTGCGTCCATGTTTCGGTATATATTGCAAGATAGTAAGGTAAATCCACATCCAACAACAGATGCACAGATAGATTGGGCTTCTTTGGAAGAATGGTATACATTTTGTGTAACCAAAGAGTTTGAATGTAATGCCGTTTTAAATGGAAATATTACAGTTGCAGATGCATTAAATAATATTGCTTCAACAGGAAGAGCAGGATGGGTAACAATAGATGGTAAGTACTCCATAATAATAGATGATGTAAAACCAGTTATCATACAGATGTTCACTCCACGAAATAGTACTAATTTTGTAGGAAGAAAAACATTTCCAGATAACGCTACTATGTTAAAAATACAGTTCATAGACTCAACTACGGGATATACCTCTGCTGAAAGAGATGTGTATGTGAATGACGCTGTTCCAGATGATTCTGTTACTCAGTCGGTTAGTTTATTTGGAGCAATCTCATCTGATCAAGCATGGAAGATTGGAAAGTATATGTTGGCAACTAGCCTTCTACGTCCTGAAGCGTATAGTTTTACCGTGGATATAGAAAATCTAGTATGTACTAAAGGAGACAGAATATCTATAGCACATGATTCTGCCCTTATTGGGATTTCCCAAGGAAGAGTTAAGCTAATATTTGAAAGTGGTGGAGATACAGATGGGTTCACTTCTGATGAATTATTAAATTATGAAGCAGGAAAAGATTATGCAGTAAAAATTAGACTACAAGATGGAACTATAATTGAAGAGCCTATTGTAAATCAAGAAAGCTATACTGATTTTGTAGATTTTGTCACCCCAATAATAGGTACAGGCATCTTACTTTCCACAGAATTATTTTCTTTTGGAGAATTAGGAGAAGAAGTATTAGATCTTATAGTGGCTGGGATATCTCCGGCAGAAGGATTATCTGCATCCTTGACTTGTGTAGAATATTCTCCTGAAGTATTTGATGCAGATTCAGGTGTTATACCTGAATACAATCCTGTAATAAGTAATCCTGGAGATGGCACAGTAGGTTTGAACTTCAGTACGTTATACGATCCAGAAAAATCTGCACAATATTTAGCATCACAAGATGCCATAAATGCAGGAAATATTGCAAGAGCAGGACAATCGTTGATTGCTTCAAGACCAGATGCATTTAGTGTTGTAGACCAAGCATTCGAAGTATGCATAGCTGACAGCGGTGAAATCATATTTGTAGATAGAACCACTAGTATACTATATAAGACCAGAAAAACAGATAGCTTCACAGGAACTCCTATAGGAGATGTGGTAGCGAGTAATCCAGCAAATGCAGGAGTGAATGGCTTTGGGAATTCTAGAATATTATATGTAAATAAGGAAGACAATGATAGAATATATTTAAAGAATATAACAGACTTATTAGATGGAACTCCGGTAACAACCAGTGGTGCAGAGCGACCACAATTTATAGGGAATGATGAACTTCTTTACATAGGGTTTGATGGCTTTCTTTATAGAGGTGTAATTACGGATGCTTTAGATGGAGTACAAGTGACAACTTTTTCAATTGGGCATTATGTCCCAATATCCTCTTTAGAAATAATTTATTCAAATTGGAATGATGATTCAAAATTATACAGAAAAGCTAGTACAGATGACTTGGAGGGAACAATATTAACCAACGTCTCTGCTGGTAGATTAGCTTATGCAAACGAGGGGAGTATTTATTACATAAACTATGATGATGGGCTACTAATTTACAAGATAAACATTGATGATACAATTACTGATGGGATACCGGCTTATCTTGCTTCTTTGGGTGTCACTGCTGACAGTGAAGGGAACGTTGTATTTATATCACTGTTTGACAATAGTACAATATATAGTGGACTTCTTGATCTAGCTATTACAGATGGGTTTTTAGAAGCTTCGCCAAATGAGTTTACTTTATTGGGGGACTTACTTATAGGAAGTACTAGAATTTCAAATATCACTTCCGAAGCTTTGGATGAAATTGCAGTGAAAGACTCTTTCTACCATGAATATTTGTCGTTAGAAACAGTTGTGTTATTTAAAGGAAATGACTATGTAGTAGTAAATATTTCGGCTGGAGGCACATCTGTACAAGCAACAATAGAAGTAGCTGGAACACGTATTATATTAGATGCAAATAGGGTTATTATTGATGGCACTGTAACAGCTAATTTATTAGAAGCAAGTGCTATAAATAGTAAGGCTAAGACAGATGGGGGATTTTACAAATCGGAATATGATTTAGATTCGGGAGCACAGCTACTTAGAAGAGATGATGATACTATTATGCTCGATTTTGATGCAGATAGAACAGGAAGTGAGTTACTTCTTGGTGGAACATTAGTTGGTGTAGATGGAGAGTTTACCGGAACATTAACAGCAGTAGATGGGAGCTTCTCTGGAACACTAGATGCAGTTTCAGGAGTATTTGAAGGATTATCTGGTCTTAGAATGGAAGCGGTAGCCTACAGTGGAACAGAGACAGCATTCTACTACGACACTGGGAAGTCAAGTTCAACTACGGTAGTTGCAGGGACATTTTTCTTAGCAACAAGGGACATTTTCCTAATAGCAGGAGGATTTGATACACCAAACGCTTTATTTGGTGTACAATATTTATACAACACGTATAATGCCACAAATCGTGTAAACACAATGGATCTAACAGGGTTTGGAGATACAATTTCTGGATCTGTAGTTGTCAGAAGTGGTACTCTTCAGATTCAATTCATAAAAAATACAGCAGGGGCAGGAACATCTGCTAGTATGACGGCTATGGTAATTAGGCAACCAGATCCAGCTAGTCCGTAATAAGAAGGAGACAAATAAATGTCAAGATTAACTATTGACATTTAGTTCTGTATATGATATAATTCCACATGAAGTAACAATAAAATAATGGGGGATTTATGCTTAAGATTTTAAAAACAACACTATTGGTAATAATCATTTTTTTGAATCTTGGTTGTGCAAATATACTGTACAACCAAGATGCCATCACAGAGACGTTTAATAATATAGACGAAATAGCTGAGGTCATGCGTTCTATTGAATATGTGGCAGATGTAAAAGAAAACTGGCAATTACCAGAAACAACATATGATAGAGGTGCAGGGGACTGTGAGGATCAAGCATCTTTGTTCGCATATCTTATAATAACTTATTTACATGCTGAAAATGTGTATTTAGTAAGATGTGAAAAGTCCAATGGAGAAGGACATATGATTGTTGAATGGGAAGGTGTTGAATGGGAAGGCATTAAGGGAGTAAAGATAAAAGACTTTGATTCAAAGTATACTTTTACTTACCGAATGTCCCTAGCTACTTACATTATTTTGGCTACAATAATGTAAGTAAAGAACATATCACAGAACATAGTCTCCTGTTAAATAATACACAATAAATGCGTTATTAAAATAGGAGAGACAATTAAATGAGTAGATTAATACTAGCAAATTCAGACTATGAGGATTTTGATACTACAGCAGGGGCAGACAGCACTACACTTTCTGCAATTATTGGAAAACAATATATCATAAAAAATAGCGGTACAGGGGGAAACCCCCTTACCGTAAATTATGGGGCAAGCTTATTAAATTTAGAGGATGGACAAGCATTTTATTTCATCTTTGATGGAACACTGTGGTCTACCCTTTCAGGGCAAGGTGGGGCAGGAGCTTCCATTACTGGGGAATTAGGAGAAGCAGTAACAGCAGGAGATGCACTTTATTTTGCTACTGATGGTAAATTATACATAGCAGATAATACTGACCCTACAAAAGTTATACTGGCAGGATTATCATTATCCACTGCTTCATCTAGTGAAACAATAATAGCACAAAAAGCAGGGCTGATAGATTTCTATTCTGGCTTAACAGTTGGTACAGCATATTACTTAGGAGCAACAGGAAATCTTATAGAAGAAAGTACCATTAGTGGAGGAGCTGAAACTGTATTCATAGGAGTAGCAGTTTCAACATCAGCAATAGACGCAAATATACAATTACCTTCCGCTGGCGGTGGTGGGAGCATAACTGAAGGTACATTAGGTGAAACAGTTGCCCAAGCCAAGTTAACTTATTTTAAAACAGATGGAAAAATGTACCTTGCAGATAATACAGATTTTACAAAATCATTTTGTGTGGGTTTTACTTTAACAGCAGGAATATTAGATGATGAAGTAGAAGCACAAAAAGCAGGATCAGTGGATTTATTCACTGGCTTAACAATAGGCTCAGACTATTATCTGGGCACTGCTGGAGATATATTATTAAAAAGTCAATTAGCAGATGGAGCACAGATTGTATACGTTGGGAGAGCGGTATCAACTACAGAAATGGATGCAAATGTTCAACCTCCACAGCCGGTTGTACGAACAGGCGATTTTGATGAAATTGGAACAATAAAATACTTTTCAACATATAAAGATAGACCTTCTCTCTTACCATTTGCATTTGATAATGCTATTTCACAAGGAACATATTCTCCGCTATTTGCAGAAGTTGGACACATGTTTAATGATGCCCATGTTGCTGCTGGGGATGCAGACTTGAGTGGATCTGGAACACTGTTCTATCCTACTCCTCCACCAGACGCATATGGGAGAATTGGTATTCCAACACAAGAATTTACAGATTTAGATGTGGATATTTCTCTTGATAGAGCCACAGGATTAACTGGAATTGTGAATGCATTAAGAGATGGTACAGCTTTTAGATTTGAACTTATTTCAGGAACTGTTCCAACAGGCTTAACAGATGGAACTATTTATTATGGTCGTTTTGGTGATGGTTTTATGGATTTTTACCCAACAGAAGAGGATGCAATCGCAATTACTAATCGGGTGGATATAACCACTACTGGCTCTGGTACTTTCAGACTGACTCAAGAAGGGATTAGTATTGATGATGCAGTTGAAGATCATAATCATGGAGCA